TTATCCTTTAAATATATCAATAAAACTGTCAAAACCAGCGTTTTTTAATTCTTGTACTCTTTTATCGGCATTTTCTTTCTCCTTAAACGATCCTGTTATTACTCGATAGTAGATCTCACCATTTGGCTGTTCAGTTTTCTTCTCTTTTTTCTGCAGTCCTAAAGCTTCAGCCAGTCCTACCGCATGACCTCTTGCTATCTTGTTTAGGAAAGCATCTGATTTGAGTTTTTGAGCATCATTTGAGTGATCAATAAACCCATTTTCGGTTAGTGATGCAGGCATGGCCGTTTCACGCAGAACATGAAAGTTCGCCTCTTTTTTTCCACGATCCTGAAAATCAACATGTTGCATAATGGTGTCATGAATGATATTCCTTAAACGGTCTGTTTCTTGTTTGCCAGGGTAGTTTCCATTATAAATAAATGACTCAAAACCAGTTCCGCCTCCAGCATTAATATGAATAGACAGGTAATAATTAGCACCCCACGCATTTGCTTCATCTGTACGGGCAGATAGGGATTTCGTTATGTCACTGTTGCGTGACATTCTGATGTCATGGCCTTCGTATTCATTATTTAGAATATCCCTTACTTTTAACGCAATTTTTAAGTTTAGATCTTTCTCCTTTAGTCCGTTTCCGGTTGCTCCAGGATCACTTCCTCCGTGCCCTGGATCAAGAAAGATTTTTACCATGGTTGATCTCTCCTTTTATTTAGAATTGGTTAACCCAGCTCTTTTAAGCACTTCTTTTTGCTGTCTTCCTTTAGCTGTAACATAGTTGTTTTTAAACCAGGATACTGCTGCAGCAACGAAAGTAAAAACACTAGAGACGATTTCGCCCCATTTCTCCTCTGTTCCAGGAATCGGATTTAAGCCCGTAGCAATTAGAACCTGGTTGAACAAAGCAATTGCTAATACAATCGTCCTCACTAAAGTAGCTTTATCCAATGATCTCACCTCCCTACATCAATTTTGCTATTGCTGTAATAACAACGGTTAGCATCCCAAAAATAAAACCGCCCCAATTAAGGACGGATCGACTTATCTCTTTCTTTCCTTTTTGCTTATTTTCAATCGCTTTTACTTCTTCTCTTAACGCCCCAACTTCTTCTCGAAGTCCGTTGTATTTTTTAATCATAGCCCGTGTTTCCTTCAGCTCAATCTGAAAATCTTTTAAATCGTTTTGAATGGAAAGGATTTGCTCAAACAGTTGTTTATTGGTATACCATTGTTTTTGTTCCGACATCCTCAAACCCCTCTACATCAGACATAAAAATTACGCCTTATGCCAGGCGCTCGGATTACGATTTTTATCGTTTTTTTTACAAATTCATTCAGAAAGCTTTGCTTTTACTAATTCTTTAAGTCCATTTGCAGTTGAATTGCTGTCATACTCTTCAATATCCACTCGAATACTTCCACTGATAATCTTACTGCGGTCTTCATTCTCACCGCGATAATAAACCGTTACATGTTCCCCATTTCGTTCCTGGAAACGCGTCTCCGTAATTGTGAAATTAATATCTTCTAGAGCCATAATCAATCATCCCTTCTAGTTATTTTTGATTATTTTTTGCCTTTTGATCAATTTCTTCCATTTTCTGTTTGAGCTGCATATTCTCTTCTTGAAGCTCAATCAACTTTGCATTTAAAACGTCATTTTGATTGTTTAGCATGATATTTTTTTGTCTTAGCACGTTCAACAAAATATTAGGGTCCGCCTGGATCTGTCCCGATTGATTAAACTCCTGATTTTCATTTTTGCCCATTTCAAGCACCTTCCTTTTCTAGGGATAATAATCGATTTTGAATATCCTCGAGCTTGGCCATGATCTCTACTTCGATGCGTTCAAGATCGTCTACTCGGACATTCAATTCTCTATTCTTACGTTCGAGCTGCTCAATCCTTTTTCTGTCTTTTTTCATGACAACGTGCAATAAAGCAGGGATTCGATCGTAATGAACACCCTCTGGTTCTTTGATGCTATATGGTACCCCTTTCTCATCATAATCTCTAAACTTTACTAGACGAGGTTCAATATCTGCTAAATCGTCCGCAATATATCCATAATACCCATAATGACTAGGATCTGCAGGACATTTTGAACGATACCATACAGGCTGGGCTTGTTCAAAAAATTGTTCAGCATAGTATTCATCAAGTGGTTCAATATCCCTTTTCCATTTCCTTGCTGAAGTTGAACGAGAAACATTCCAAGCACCACTAATATATAGGTTTGGACTTGATGAAGTTGTGTAGTGTTCTAATCCGGGCATTCGAATAGATCGGTTATCTAATGATCCGATATCATCCCGGACTGCTAATACTTCGGTTCCACCTAACATGTAAAATCTGAACTGTCCCGGATAATCCATTGTAACGTGAGGATAACTCGGCGCACTTTCTAAAAAATTCATTATTTCAGTATTTTCGAAGAGTATTCTTTTTGTTCTTAAATCTACAAAGTTAGACGCCGAAAGCCAATCTGTTGTCCTTACTTCACCTGCTCCGCTTTGCAAATATACGATATCTGAATAGGAAGCTAATGCTGCATATCCACTCATGGATTCAATTCGAAAGTCTCCAAAGGGTTTTCTGATTAAATTTGGCTCTAGGTTAGGGACTATAACAGTATTAGTAATCAGTTCAATACTTGAACCGCTCCCATCGTTCCATATGTTTAATTTACGATCATTTTGAGGATTAGTAAAACCGATTACGCCGTCACCCAAACCATGTGCTCCTGTTCCTACTATGAACTCCCACCATGGATTGTCCGGCTCAAAGTAAATAGCAGCAAGAGAAAAACTTTGAAAACTATGATTACTAGTTGTGATAAGGGTTCGCAAATTATTATTTGCGTCATAGTTTTTGAGCCCCTCTTCATCAATAACCATGCTTCCATCTGGCCCTTTTTGGGCAATTTCGGATCCTTCAATATAGACTCCATATATTTCACCGGCATTAATTGTGCCTATATTTGAAGATAAGGCAGATAGTCTAGATACGTTGATTTTATCCGCTGTTATCGTGTTAGTATATATTTTCCCGCCATCTATAAATGTAGTATCGTATCCCCATAAATCTATTACACTATTATATGCTTGATCTGCCTTTTGCTGTGCTCCTTCTGGTGTTTCCTTGGTAGACGGGTCATATCCTGGATCGAATGCTGTACCAGGTCCTACTTGAATCACATTCGCGGATAGTCTTCCAGCGATATGTGCATCTGTGATAATAGCTTCGTTCAAATGAACCTGTTCAATTAACGCTTCCTGGGCCAGCAATTGCTTTGTGATAGTGTAATCTTGTACGTCTGTTTCAGCGTTTATTTTCAAGGTTTGTGTACTGACTTCATCAGAAAAAGGGCCTGGTGTTCCGTGGGGATTTATAGCCCGGACTCTGTAATACCACTGTTGGTTTGTTGCCCCTACATCATGTACAAAACCACCTGTTTTTCCTCTGTATAACAGGGTTGTTTCGTCCGGGTTAAACCCTTCTATCCTGGATCCATAGACTTCGTATGCGGCTATATTATACGAAGGGTCATAGTACCATTTTAAGGATATCGTTTTAAATAACCCGGTTGCTGATACATTCTGCGGTGCTTCAGGTGTGATGTCCTCAAAGTCGTCATCGGTTACCGGACCAGACTCACCTTGTTCGATTGCTCCGGTCTTTCCTCCCAGTTCATCTAGCTTTTTTTGGACCGCTTCGTTTTGTTTACTGAAGGCTGGCATAAAATTGCCTAATTTAATATTGATTTCACCAGTATCCTTATAGTAAGTAAGTTCGATCACTCTAGCTTTGATGACAATGGCCGGAACAAAATTATAATCAACCACTGCCACAGTATCACCTAACTGTATAGGTTCTCCTTCCAACGCAAGTGCCTCTGCTGATGCTTCGTATTGGACTCTAGGATTTTTTAATTCCTGTAATGTTTCCCAACCCTTTTGAATCAGGGCGTCCGGATCTTCATCCTCATCAAAATTCACAAAACCAAACCGGTGTATTTTGATCCCGTTGCCGTCATCAATTCCGTATTCCTGGAGAGCGTCTGGATCGCCAATCCATTCCTGGCCAAGTGGTTTGTCTACCGGATCGCCGTTTGCGGTGCTCCACTCTACGTCCGCTATGGTCAGTCTCCTGGTATAGCCGTCACCCGTTTCCTGGCCCTTTCCTCTCGGATAAATAGCTGTCTTGATTCCTTCTTCGTCGTACTTCCGTTTGATATGTCTGGCGTTCCGATCAACTTCTATGCGCAAACCTGTGTCTGACCCTCTTCTCAGGGGCAAATCAACATAAAACCCGGTCACGCGGTTATTTTCGTCGATTTCTATGCGCGGTTTAATTTCTCCGCCCCAAATGTTTTGAATATCAAAAAGAGCTTCCATAATACTTTCATAGTAAAAATTGGTGGAATTCAGCCCGAGATCTGCTACATTCCCCCGTTGCCATTTTGTCTGAAGCTCCAAAGCCCGGTCTATTGCTTCGGCTGCGGCTGCGTTTTGTAGGCGTTTATCCTCAACTGGTAGATCAGCAAGCTCTTCAAAAACGTGTCTGCAATAAAGGGCTCGTACAAGTCCCTGTTCCGGGCTGTCCTCTTCTTCAATTAAAACGATCTTAAAAAGTTGAAAATCTGCTTCTCTGTCCCAAAAACCGATATAACCGCCCTCAGCTATCGCATCGGTTTCTGGATAGTTTGCTGGCAATCTTACCTCAAAATCGTTTGTAAGGTCCAGAGATTCTTTATGGGGCGCGCTATAGTAGGGGCAAGTTTCTGGTTGTTCGTTACTCAAATAAAATTGGAAATCCATATTTTTATCAAAATAGAAAAGAGCTGTAGAATCCATCCCATCCCCTCCCTTCTTTTATAAATACATCTCATTGTAACCGACCGTTGTGGTCTGTGCGGCGGTATCCGTATTAACTGTTAGGATGTTTTCTCCTGGTTCTAGCGGAAACCATCGACTGGATAAATGTAACGCCTGTTTATTTTCCTCACCGTTAATAAGGACTTTTCCGTTTTTTGTATTGATGACCAATTCGTCCCCGGAACTAAACTCGAATAGAACGGTTAACTTTTTCCCTTCCTGGTTCTCAATTTCGTAATCCGTTGTTGTGGCTGAAAAATTAACCATGATGATTGGCCAGCTTTCTGCGGTACCTAGATACGGGAATGTCACAGTATCATTAAACTCAACTACTTGGCCAGGACCTTCTTTGTAAGGCTGTCTAGCCGCTTTAAAGATCAGCTGACCTTCTCCAAGATTGCCAGACTTGCTAAAATCGACAAGCTCGTCAAACAAAGCATAGTAGGTCCGGTCCGGTTCGTCCGATATTTGCAAGGGTTTTTCTTTATCACGAACTAGCATTCCGGCAAGAATTTCTGCCCGTTGCTTTAATTCGATATGATCTTTAGCATCGATTGTGATATCTATCGGAATTCTTCTTACTCCGGTCTTTCTGCGAACCGGGATTGCACCCGGGCGCCCAGGTATGTCGGAAAGGCTCCATTCAATCGGTGCTCCTAATTGCAAGGGGGTGTTACGTACAATGACCCATTCCGGTAAATCCTGGCCATCGTATGTGACTGTCTTTCCTATTCGTGTCATGGTATCCCTCCAATCATACCCGAGTTAGGAGTTCGTTGATATCATCGATTAACCATCTCGCTAATTCCCGGCTGTTTGTGGCCATTAATTGGATAATGACCGGCTGCTTGGCTTCTTGTTGTCCCTGTCGATTCTCCTTGCCATTATTAGCGTGAATATCCGGATCTATGTCATTCATTGGGTTAACCACTGACTGGGCCACTTTTTGGGATGATTTTGTCAATTCTTGTTCTTCTTCTTCCATCCCTACTTCGAGGCCCTCAACAATGTTCACCCCGTATTCCATCATCAATTTTGATGGAGAGGAAATCCCAAAGAAACTTTTAATGGTGTGTCCAATCTCGCCTACAAAATTCCTGACTTTGCTTTTAATCCACCCACCTAGCGAAGTAATCCCGTACCAAAGCCCGCGGATAATATCTTTCCCGATTTGGATCATGTCCAGCTTACCAAATGCTCTAATAATGGATGGGATTAAGTCAAATGTGATAAAACTGATGATTTTTGGAACCAGGCGTATAAGTCCCTCAAGCAACATCATAAAGACTTGTACAGCCGTTGATAATAGTTTAGGCATCATTCGGATTAAGGTTCTTAATATATTTGGTAACACCACTGTAATCAGCAAAGTTAATAATTGTGGTAGTACGTTCCTCACTGCATCTAACAGGGCAAAAAAGACCTGGATGGCCGTTTGTAGAAGTTGCGGCGTCATATCTAAAATCGTTGTCAGCAGGTTCGGTAACACCGTTCCAAGTAAAAGCGTTAGTAACTGCGGTAAAATCTCCATTACTGCGTCCAAGAAACTTGTAAAAAGCTGAACCGCAGAATCCAAAACATTTGGTAGCATGTCCATAATTGCTGTCAACAAGTTTGGCAAAACAACGGTAAGCAGTACGTTTAACAACTGCGGTAACACGGTGTTCACGGCTTCTATCAAACTATTGAACAATTGAATGGCTGTATCGAGTAACATCGGAATGCTTTCAATCAGAAAGTTTAATATTTGTGGGATAAATTCTTGCGCAAGCCATTCAATCAATTGTGGGATAAACGCAACACCAGCCTCTATGATGACTGGGAATAATTCCATCACCGCATTAAAAAACATTTCTCGGCTTTGTATTATCCAATCCATCAACATGGGGATCCCTTCACTGGACAGCCATGTTACAAAATCACTGAGTGCCTCACGCGCCATGTCGATGAACATTGTAATCCCTTCGCCGTTAGTCAGCTCATTAAAGACATTTCTAATCCCATCCATGACGCCTTCTCCACTTCGAAAAGCCGCCCATAAGTCCATTGTGGTTGGGATCACCTTATCCAGAATAAAATCCATCATGCTTTGAAATATCGGCATAAGGGATAAACCAATCTGAGTGGCCACAGTTCCAAGTGAACGCTTAATCCGATCCCAGGAGTCCTGGAATGCTTCAGCTGCATATAGCTGATCTTCTGCTAATACTAACCCAAGTTCCTGCGCTTTTTCCCTGGCCTCCTCGATACTCAGGGAACCTTCATTAAGCGCTGGGAGCATATCACGAGCCATCCTGGTACCGAATATCTCAGTTGCCAGGTTGACTTTATCCTGCTCATTTTCCATCTCGGACAAACGTTGTATAGTTTGGGCATAAGCTTCTTCTGTAGAGAGTTGTCCGTTACGAACAGCATCCAGATCTACGCCCACTTGTTGCAGGGCACTAGCGTACTTCTCATTGCCATTTACCGCTTGCCCCAGGCGTTGGTTAAACCGTCCAACCGCCTTCTCCATCTTTTCATGAGAAAGCCCATTCTGGCTGGCCCAGAAGTCCATCTCCTGGTAAAAATCCGTCGATACACCTACTCGTTCAGCACCTTTGGCAATGGCATCGGCTGTTTGAGTGGCTTTATTGGCAAGTCCAAACAACGCCACACCTGCAGTTCCGGCGGCAGCTGCAAGACCTGCTCCCCATTTCGCGGCAGTTTTTAGCATGCCTCCAAAACGTTTCCCGAGTGACTTAGCGTTTTTGTCTGTTTTCGATAAACTTTTCTGTGCTTCTTTGTCATCGACCAGGATACGGCCGAATAGCTTAAAAATTTCCATTCCATCACCCTCTTTCGGGCATTAGAAAAAGCCCTAGTTGGGCTTGATTGCTTTCTTGTACCGATTAAATATATCTTGAACGGTTTCTTTTCGTTCCGGTTTCACTTCTGGTTTGGTAACTTTCTTTAAAAATTCCTCGAAGGATATAAACTTCATACGAGGTTCTTTACCCATTGGATGTGGTAATAGCATTTCCGGATACAACTGGATCCACATATCCCAGGCACGTTTTTCTTCCTGTTTTTTGAATGCTTTGATAAGCAACCGAGTTACATTTTTTAATGGGAGTTTAAGAACGTATTGAAATTCGTAATGCTCATGGAGTAGGGAAAGAGTTTCTTCATATCCCCCTACTCCACGGCTTGCTTGAAAAAATCCATGAGTTCAGGATCGGTAAAGACTTTTTTAATAGAGTTTACCGTTTTTAAAAACGATTGTCTTTTGACCTCTTCAACCGGCCGGTCTTCCACAATGGCCACTATCTGAAAAAATTCCTCTTTGACCTTATGGGAATTTTTCAGGACATATTTAAACGCATCGATTCCCACCTGTGTTTGGTCAACCTTCTTTCCTTTATATTTTTTCTGGACATCTTTACGGTATTGATCCAGGTCAAGTTTGTCGTATATATCCACCACATGCGGTAATAAATCAAACGCTTGTTCGGTATTCATGTTATCCCTCCTTGAAATTTAAAGGGAGCCGTTAAGCTCCCTTTAAGCTGCTGGTACAGCATCATAATGCACAACATAGGCCGGTACCTGATCCATATTTTCGGGATCAAAGTGAGCTGTAAATGTGGTTTCAGCTACCACTTCGTCTTTGTCCGCGAATGCTGCTGTCAATGCGCCGTCTCCAAGGACGTTTTCGATGACATAAGCCACTACTTTTCCATCAGCAGTTTCAGTGATGTAAGCCAGATTATCCAAATAATCCGTGTCCTCAAAGTTAATTTTCGGACGATATTTCTGATAATCCGGAACGGTTGTCCCTCCTGTGACCTGTTCAATCTCTCCTGGCATAATACGTTTTAATTGTTCAAGGTCTAGTTCCAGGGCAGTTGCAGTGATCGTGATATTCCATTCCGTGCGTCGTTTCAATCCTTTGGTATGTTCGCCTCTGTCCCCATCAAACCTGATGGGTTGGTTAGTAGGTTCAATATTAAACTGTCCTCCCCCGCGGGTAGCTCCGAACGGAATTGCTTCCGGATCGTCCCAGTCATCCGGGTTAAAATTAAATATTAAAATCCCCTCACCTAACTGAACATTTTCAGGCTTGGGGACGGCAGGTCGTTTGATCGGCATTATCGATCACCTCTCACTTTTATTATTTTCCATCGTAATTGCAAAGCTACATATTCCGCAGCAATAATCTTTAATTCGTTCCAATCAACATTTTTTAACAGTTCTACTTCTTCTTCAGTCAAAATTTTTAATACGGTTTCCTTAAAACCATTGTCATTCGTTAAATCAGCTTGATGTTCTCTTAAACAATCATCACAAATCGTAGTCCCTGGAAATCCCGGCTCGTTCCATTCCTTCCCACACCTGGCACATGTCATTTTGGCCATATGATCACTCCCCGTATGTTCGGGCTTGATAGGTATATCGTCTATGTTTAAGCCGTTTATCCTTTTCCGTTATTGTTTCTCGGCTATCACGGTATATGGTAAAAAATAAATCTGGCGCAATGACAAATGTTTTCCTGTTCATAGCTTTGTCCACCGTATCCATCATCATCTCAAGCGCTGTCGAATCCCCGTTATCTGGATGATCCCATCCGTCCACTTCCAGGACAAAGTTTTCCAAGGTTCCGTTATTCAATGAATCAGGGAGATTATAGACAATATATGGATAAGCAGCATCATCCGGAGCATTTTCAAAATGCACATTGGGGTGAGCTTCTTTAATAGCTGATTGAATCGCTTTTCGAATTTCAATCACCTTGTTCATCGCCTACAAACTCCCTTTCATCGATTATTCCTCGTGCTTTGTTATCCTTCTCAATGGCACTTAAATATTGCCCCTGGATGATCCGAATTTGATCGATGTTATCAAACACCTTTTGGCGTAAAATATTCCGTTTCGGCTGCCTCTTTTGTCCGACTTCCCCAAGAGCACCGTACCAGGTGTCGTGCTTATACCCAATGACAAGATCAGATTCAATTCTTCTTACCCAATACTGTGTGCTGTTATACAACCGTCGTGACCGTCTCATACCCGGTAACTTTTTGAGCTCCTGGATGGTGATTTTCCGGACGAATTTTGCTGTGTCACGAAGAGCTGCTCTCTGCAGTTCTCTTAATGTGTACTGAGCACGGTCAACGTTCGACACAAACGTAACGCCATCTTTCGTTACTCTGGTCACACTTTTAGGCATGGGCATTAGCCATCACCTACCAATCCGCTACAAATTAGCTCTGTAATCTCTTCGTTTTTAGTGTAGGTTCGAATGATCGAATAAGTGGTATTGTTGTAGGAAAGTTTCTTTTCGCCCTGGTAATCAGATGTGCGAACTTCAAACATGAGTTCCGGTTGTAATCCGGTTTGCATAGCCTGATAAAATTCAGATTGACGAATAGATTTTTTATTTGCAAATACCTGGCGTGCGGTTTCTTCCTCAATGGTGTCTCCTATGTCATTTTCAGTTCTTGTAACAGTGATCAGATCAATCACATCCCGCCATATCATACCGTTTCATCCTCTGCTGGTGTGTATTCAGTGGATAAGGTGAGATGCATTTTCAGCATCTCATAGGATTGCTGTAATCGTTCTGCATCCGGATTATCAAACCCGAATTGTGCTTTGACATAGGTTTTTATCGCTCGCTTAATCAATGGATCCGTAACATCCAATCTTGTTTCCTCTACGCCAGATAAGATTAAATCTGCTTTTGCCGCTTCAATTAAGTCATTAATTTCATTATCAAAGGCGCTGTTTGAGATCCGCAGCGCCAGTTTTACATCATCCAACAGCGCCATTATTATTCACCTACTCTAATTCAGATTGAGCTTTCAGCGCCTCTTCCTTGCCTTTAACCCGTTCGCCGTTCGACAGTTCAAAATACCCGCCGCCCACATGTTTAGGGAATTCTTCTTGTTTTGTTTCTTCTTCAGCAGCTTTTTGCTCAGGAGCCTCATGGTTCTCCTTTTGGTTTTCATCTTTTTCTGTATTTGAATCCTCATTATGAGCCTCATACTCAATAAATCCCTTTTCGGCGAGCTCTTTTAATCGCTCAGGATCAGCATGGTATTCATTCCCTGGGATATACACCTTTTTCGTGTGTTTATCCTCAAAGATTTTTAATACTTTAGGCACTATATCCACCTCCAAATAAGTTTAATCCGGGCTATTCAAAGCCCGGACTAGATTACACTTGTGGTACTAATACGATATAAGCAAATGCTTTTGTGGTACGCACATCACCATCAACAATGGCATAGCTCATGTAATCGGTATAACGCTTCTTCTTATGATCCTCAGTATAAATCGTCATGTTTTCATTCACATTCATGGCATATCCTCGACCAACATTTCCGATCAGCACAGCATCGTCAGCCACACTGTCGTCCTCTTTTACAACCACACCAAAAATGCGACCTACGCCATCACTAGTCGTCACATCAGGGACAAACAGAGGCCGTCCCTGACCATCTTTAATGGTAGCGAGTCTGTTCCAGATTGTATTGTTATTGGCGTAAATAGCAGCTCCACGCTTATAGGCTGATTTAATTAAAGACATAGCTTTGGTCAGCTTATCGTAGTTCAGTGGATCTGGCTCTGTTGCATCCGGATTATAGGTGATAATTTGCGGTGTATCGGTTTCTGCTTGTAGTGCAGTAACAATTCCCCGTGGCTGTGGTTTAAATGTGTCTCCATCACCTGGTTTTCCTTTACCACTAACAATAGCTTTCGCCAATGCCGCACCCATTTTTTCGGCCAATAGTGTAGTAATGTAGGGAATAAAACGACCAATAGACATTTTACGTAACTTCCAGCTGATCGGAATGGACTTTGCAAGTTCACATCCTGTTAAGTTCAATTCACCAATTCCGAATGCTCCATCAGCCACTTCCGTATCTTCATCATACCAGGCAGCATCATCACCGGAATCTGTTTCTTTTAGTAATGTCAGGTTTCCTGGCACAAACAGCATCCGTACATCATTTAAGATCGGATACAATTCACCGGCTTCTCGCCAGATATTTTCCCGAACAGTCTCGGGAATCAAAACACCATGCTCCTCTGTTGTCTGAGTAGCATTGCGGAATTCATGATTAATTTTGTCAAAAAGAGATTTTTCCTCATCATTTAAAGACTGACCCATCATTTCTTTAGCCCATGCATTTAGATAAACCTCTTGTTCATCTTTTGGGCCTTCTGTAGTTGCTACTTTGCCTTCATCATCTTGTTGTGTCATATTGACAACAACGCCAGCTGGATTCTGATCTTTCAGTGAATTAATATTCGCCTGAGCTTTGGCGAACTTCTCAAATTCCTCATCCAGGGCTTTGATCTCTTTCTCCTTCTCTTCGTACTCATCCACTTTGCCCTCATTCAATAGGTTTTCAGCTTCTGCAAGAAGTTCGTTTCGTTTTTCTAGATATGCTTCTTTAGTCCACTTCATGTGATACTCCTCCTTTTAATTTCAAAAAATTAAGCCGTGCTTGATACAACTCGGCTTGTTTATGATCGTCATCAGGTTCCTGATTTTGATTAACAGGATCTTGCTGTTGAGGTTTAATGTAGTTTCGGACTTTGTTGACCACTTCCGGCGGCAGTACAAAGCCGTAACTTGCACTGGCCACCAGCTGATTGCCTTCATCAAATAAGATTTCATCGACAAAACCTTTTTCTTTGGCCTGCTGGGCATTGAGCCAGGTTTCATCATCCATCATTTTGAGAATTTCCTTTTCATCCATTCCGCTTTTAAGCTTATAGGCGTTGGCAATTGTGACGTTATAATTTTTCAGGACATCAGCTTCATGCTGCATTGCCCGATAATCACCACGGGCCATGGACCAGACATTGTGGATCATGATCTGTGCAGTTGGTGAGATTAAAACCCTGTCGCCGGCCATGGCGATTACAGATGCCGCAGATGCAGCAATACCTACAACTTTTGTCACAATGGTTCCTTGATAGTCCTTTAATGCCGTATAAATTTCAGAGCCGGCAAACACATCACCGCCGCCACTATTAATTTCCACTTCTACTTCTTCCCCATTGGCTTCATCAAGCACCTCCATCACATCACGGGGACTGGTCGCTTCCATGTCAAACCATTCATAAATCCATTTCATGTCATTGGATACAATCGTACCCTTCACCTGGATCTTCTTAATCGTTCTCACCTCCTTCACGTACTTCGGCGGTATCTAACCGACGGATAGGATTGTCTCCGCCTTCAATTGGTCCCATATTTAAGATTTTCCGCCATTCGTTTGGGGTCATAGCTCCTCGGTCAACCATCTGAACTAAACCTAATTTGGTTTTCATGCTGGCATATTGCAGGTTACTGGCTTCAAAAATGATTTTGTTTCCATGAGAACGTTCCTTTCGGCTAAATAATTTTCGAGTAAATTCCATGCTCATTTGAATAGCAAGGGGTTCAATTTCAGATTCATAAAATGAAACCCACTCATCCTCTGTGAACTTGGACTGGATAATCTTTTCGTTGGTATTAAAAAAGCTATATACCCTCGACAATGTGCGGTCCATTTGTGCCGCATTGGGTACATAGCTATTCGGCTTCACTTGCTCCACATCATATTTGGCATCAGATGCAGCTGCCCCACCAGTTTCACTGTCAATAGACAAAAATTCCTGCACAAACTCCTTTACATTTTTTCGAATGTCCTCTGGACGCAGCACCTGCTTAAATTTTAGTAACCACTTGATGACATTACTATTTTGAATCGCTTTTACGATGCCTTGATCGGTGGTATTTACAATTTCCATGAGCGAAGTAATAGCTTCCGCCGGGCTATCGCCAAATACATCATTGGAATGAAAGTCCTGGCGCAGATGAATGATATTCCGATACGGAAATTCAAAGATTTTTCCGTTTCGCAGGGTGAATCGTAAGTATAATTCACCCGACTTTTTATAAATGGCTTCTGCTGTTGTACTCGGAATCGGGTAAATCTGTGTCGGGTACCCGAAATCATCCCTTACAATTAGGGCAAAAGCGTTATTATTCAGCTTTAATTGCGTGATCAGTTTTTCCTGGAGCATTTGCCCGGTCATCAGTGGATTCGGTTCTTCCAGCAAGAAACGCATATATGGTTCTGGATTTACCTGCAAACCATCCGGGCCTTCTCGGATATGTTTCGCCGTCAGTTTTCCAATTGCTCTTGATGTAGGACGAATCGCTCCCCTTACAATATCACTTCTGTAAAGGTCACCGTGCCAGGTAAAAAATCCATTTCCTGTATCAGTGACCAGTTCAATTCTCACCCCCTGTTTTTCGGGTGTTCGGTTAAATAATCGGCTCCAAAATCCCAATCCATCACCCCCTTTAAATCATGTTCTGATAATCATTAAGCTTTTGTTGCAGCACCACATAAGCGTTTAGCATGGCAGCCAGTCCATCAATCCGCCGGCGTTGATTAGTTTTAATCGGCTGAATATTTCCGTTTTTATCAATGTCAACGGATGTATTGGAAAGACACCATTTGGTAATCGGGTTATTGTTATAGATTACTTTTTTTGCTTCCAGGTCAGCTCCCAATTTCATCATTGGAGATGAGAGAGTCTTTTTGCCCTGAATAACTTTAATCATGGCCTCCTTTCCAAAGTATCCCTCCATTTCTTCCACCCAATATTCAGCTGACCATCCGTCATATCCAATCCATGGAAGGTAAATTTCTTTTTCATTCATGATTTCTAAATACCATTCTGTTACGTGTTTAGGATGAACGCTGTTCCCTGGTGTCGTTCGTAATAAACCCTGTTCATACCAGATGTCATAAGGGATTTTATCTTCTTTCGTTCTCTTTTCCAGCAGATCTTCAGGCAGCCAGTACATATGTTCAAAATAAACACGGTCATCCCCGGGAAACATAAATAAAATACACGCTGATGTCAGGTCGGTTGTCTTGGATAGATCCGTTCCGCCAATAGCATATCTAGGCTTCAACGTTTCGATATCGAATTTTTCCTGGTTGTTCAGCTGCTCAAAGGTTAGCCATGACTCGCTGGATGTTTCACGAATATTAAAATCCTTTGTCAGTAAGTTCTTTACCAACAAAGGATTCTTTTTAGCTTTTTCTACTTTTGCTTTTAATTGTTTAAAGCTTTTAATGGTCCCCAAACCCGGGTTTGCTTTCTTCCAGGCTTTTTCATCAGTCCATTCCTGACGTTTGTCCAGTTCATAGATGATAGGTAAGACTCGTTCATCTTTATACCCTTCTGGATCATCATATCCGTTGATAATTTGTTCGGCTTCCTCATATTTTATATCAAAGATACCTTCTCGGACTGTTCCTGCAGTCGATGTGATGATTGATAATGGCTGTTCCCTTGCGCTCATCCCATCAACAATAACATCATACAGATTTTTATCCTCGATGGCGTGTAATTCATCAATCAGAGAACAGTGGACGTTTAACCCGTCTAACGTATTGGAATCACTGGACAATGGTTTGAATGTCCCATCATTGAAGTCACTCACCAATTCATGAACAAGAGTCCGGATTCGTTTTCTTAGTGAAGGTGACTTCCTCACCATTCGTTTAGATTCAGACCAAATGATTTTTGCCTGGTCCTTTTTCGTGGCCGCACTCACTACCTCTGGTCCTGCTTCTCCATCAGCAGCAAGCATATATAATGCAATCCCAGATGCGAAAGTAGATTTCCCATTTTTACGGGCCACAATTAAAATCAGTTCCTGGTATTTTCGTGTACCATCGATTTTATGAACAAAACCAAATATTGCTGCAACAATAGCCTTCTGCCATAATTCCAAAATGAACGGTTTACCGCCTTGCTTCCCCTTAGAATGTTTACAATAGTTCTCAATAAATTCGATCGCATGATTTGCACGTTTTGGACTATACTCCCATTCACTGTTTTCATCGTTGAGATCGTTGACCAGCTTTTGATAAACACGCCGCACCTTATTCGATACGACTTCTTCACCGCCCTCAATCTTCTCCCAGTATTCAATAATGGGGTTATGGTCCAGTGGATATTTAATCACGGTCGCTCACGAACGAATCAAACCCATCGTCCTCTTCTTTCGGAGGTTCTTTCGGTAACAGATCAAACAGTTTGGAGTATGCTGCTGTGTATCGGTTGACCATCGTGTTATAGGACTTCTGGGCGGGGTTCTCAATAATCATTTTTTGAGATCCCTGCTCGAATTTATAGGTCGGCCCTTTTCTCTTAATTTCATCTTCGAGGATCTCAAGGGTAATCGTCATAAATGCCACTCGTTCAATTAATCTCTCAGCAACTTTTTGTTTATCCTCAGAGATGTCTTTAAAAATGCTTTTCAATTTTCTAATTTCAGCTTCAATCAATTTGTTTTGTTTAGGTCTGGATAACTTTGCCATATAACCCCCCCTCACGTGATAACCTCGTGTGTATTTTTCGAAGGTCCGCCCCTTCGGTCCAGAAAAACAGCCCCCACTACTTTTAATAGGGGGGCTATACCTTTACTAAGTTTCCACTCTCATCAAATCTCAATCCATCTGCAACCGGTTCTGTGCCATGGTGTTCTTTGTTATGGCAATCTTGACACAGCAACTCAAGATTATTCCAGTTCAAACTGATGTCTGGATCATTAATGTTTTCTGGTGTCAGGTAAATTCTGTGGTGTACTATTTTCCCTGGACTGCTGCACCTCTCACACAAACCATGTTTGGCAACATAATAAGCGTCACGACATTGTCGCCACGCCTTTGACTTGTAGAATTTTTCTGCACGTGTTTTCATTATTTTCACCTCTAAATGAGGATTACTTCATTTTTCATTCTTTCCTCTAATTAATTCTTGAATGTGTAATTTGGCTTCAAGTTCTCCACCAAACCATTTTTCTGCAGTAGTGCTTGGTTGTAATGAATCTCTTATAAATTCAGTTTCTAAATCTTGTGTTTCTTTTGGAATGTGATTTAATGCAGATTTAATATCAGATAAATCCAAATGATTAGCTGTATAAACTAAACCTACTAAATATTCTCCCAAATGTTCTTTATTTAATAAATCTACTTTCTTATCCTTTTTCAAAAAACAACCTCCAATCCAAACTTTTTTAATAACTTACACCAATATAATTAATTGTTATCTGTTTCTTTTTCTTCATTAATTATTTTCCCCATTCTTTCTGCTTTATCCTTACTTTTTTCTTTTTCATAATCATCAATAAAATTCTCTACTCGAGAGAACAAAATTCTAATCCTTTTATGCTCTTCCCTGTGCTTTTTTATATTTTCAGGTAAATTATTTAAATCCTTTTTAAAAGCAAAATACAGAATAATTCCAAAACGTAAAGCTGTTGCAAACATGTATAAAACGATTATTAAATTTATTATTAAGAATATTACAGGAATATCATTATAATCGATGTAGTATACTTCTAAAAAAATTATTAAAATAATGTATAAAAAGGCTGCAATAAATGCATTGCGAATAAAATTAACTAACTTTTTAAAGTTTTTTTCGTTTAGAAAAGCAAAGATTGAATCCACCTTAATACTCCCGAGCAATGTAAAAACTGTTACATAAATCCCAATAAAAATTGCAGCAACAGTTAATAAGGCATTTTTCATATCAAATAAAGAATTACGTAATGTGCTTTGGATAAAATATTCTGTCCCCATATGATAAATCCATATATCAAATTTGTATAAAATGTGATTTGATAGAAAGAAAATAAACAATAAAGAAAGAGATATGGCTATTGTCCAATTTTCAAAAAGATAAAATATTTTATCTTTTTTAATTAATCTTGTGAGTTTAGTCATAAATCCACCTACCTTTTAACTTTACCTTTATTCTTCATTATATATAATTTCTGGTAGATTTGCTGGGATATATTCGTAATCTAAATAATCATTTTCCCCCAATCGTCCATTTCTGTAAAATTGCTCTTCTAATTGATCACAAATATACCCCCATCCATCATTTTCTAAATCTATAACTGCTTTTAATACTCCCTGATTTTTAACATCGATATTCTCGACTCTATTTGTGGTTGGACTTTTATATCTTACTCGTACAGACTCAAAAACATCTCCATCAAAGTCTAATCCCCTTAATAAATCGACTAGGGACTGAGAATCAATTACCCTGTTTCTTTTTCTACCGTTACCAAAACTAAACTCTGCAACATTTGCCCCAAAATTATTGTGTGTTTCTATACCTCGTTCCAAAATATCACCTAAAACACTTTGGTTATTTGGATTGGCATATATTGTTCGGTTTCTTGCAGTTAGATCCACCTTAAAAGAAACTTTTCTTATGTCATTAGATATCTCAATATCATGAAACCCTAATTCAGGCTCAACTGGTTCAAGTTCAACCGTCCAAAAATCATCTTCATTCTTTGGCAAAAAACTCGAAAGATATTTTTGCAATGCTTCTGGTCTTGCACCATAATGATTATATTCCGCCAATATTAACCTACTATTTCTTCGGTAGAATATAGATGTTAATTCTAGTACATCATCGTTTATTTCAATTATATTATCAGTCCCCATGTTCCCTAAGTAAGGTTTTTGATCTCTAAATTTTCCAAAAACTACTTTGCGATCGTTATGATCATAGTTATTAGTTGTTGGATCAACCATATTCATTAAACATATTGTATTTCTGTTATTAACCTTTAATCGTTGGTTAGGTCTTAATAAACGAATTTCGTCCATTAATTCACTTATATGTATGTCTGTAATCTGATTATTATGAGTTATAAAACAATTGTAAAAATAAATGGTTCTCTCCATAGAAACTCAACTCCTTTTAAAAGATATATTTTCAAATTTTGACAAAAGAAGCTGAGTTCCTTCATTTTTCATTCGCCAATTATCGACATATTTTAAAATTACAAATAAAAAAGACGGGCACTGATCGAGTACCCATCCAATAACAGTTTCCTACAAGGGGAATTAACGCTACGAAATAACCCCGAGAAAGGAATATTTCGTTACTACCATCATATCACCACTATAAGAGCATGCTCTGCATCTTTTCTGCCAAAAATCTGTCACGAATCTGTCAGTCACTTTCCCTTTAACAATTTTCTTTGTGTCAATTACCCATATCTTATATTTTGTGTAATTCATAAAAAGGGTGAAAGCCTTGATATTCCTAAATTCAGGACACTTCATAAAATGAATTGGACATTTAAAATATTATAGTGAATTCATTGGCTCAAAAAAATTTTTTAAACAGATATGCTCCAGCTACTATTGCAAGCAATATTATCACGTACTGAGGTACTATATCAAATAACGAATAAATGATGTTTGCAATCGAATCTTGAATATCAACAATTGGCATTTTATTTACTCCTTCCTATATGTATATTTCATATTTCTACAAAATGGTAAGAAGTCCTCTATATTTTAAACTTCGACATAGCTTTGTCCAGCGTGTCCTGGTTGATACCGATGTAAATAAGCGTAATCTTCTCTGAACTATGGTTGAAGAGCTCCTGGAGCATGGCAATGTTCTTCGTCTGTAAATAAAAATGATAGCCGAAGGTCTTCCTGAGGGTATGTGTGCCGATCTCCTGGAGACCAAACTGATTGGCAGCATCCCTCAATATTTTGTATGCCATACTCCGGCCAATAGGCTTATTACGTCCTTCTCTGCTCTTAATGAGAAATTCCTCTGGATCTTTGCCCTCAATGTACCATTTCAACTCCCGGCGCAACTGTGGTGTAATCCGTATCTTCTTCCGTTTTTTCGTCTTTTGCTCCCTGAGTGTAATGTGCATCCCGGTGACATCTTTGACCTTCAGGTGCAGGATGTCTGAAATTCTCAGCCCTGTATTAATCCCAATCACAAACAGCATGTAGTTCCGTGGGTTTTGTTCCATCAGGTAATCCTTGATCTGTTGAATCATGTCAGGGTCTCGTATGGGCTGTACAAAATTCATGATTCCACCTTCTTTTTGTAAACCTCTATTCTTAAAATGAAGGCCAATTTATAAAACGCCCTAGCTTTTACTCGATAATACTTTCTCTCACTCATGCCCAGATCATTGTAAACCTCATAATCGAACCGTTCTTCTTGATCCAGGTACCTTCTAATAATGATGGATCGTTCATGATAGTTAAGGCGGTTCACTGCCCTGCGGATTCGCTCCATGTATCTTTCCTTTTCTTGTTCAAAATCTACTTTGCTTATAGCTGTATCTTCCGTCGTTGAATGAAAAGCATTCGTATTGGAAGGAGGAACAAGCGTATAGGTTGTGGTGATTTTCGGTAACCTCTCTATTGGTTCCATAAGCAAATACATCTGATATTTCTCTAAAGCCGCTTCAACAGCCTTTTTCGTTTCTTCCCGATCGATTTCTGGAAGGTTAAATGACATTTGCATCTATTTCAACTCCTTTACTTTTAACCTTTTCTCTTCTTCCTGGAAGAGCTTCTTTATATAATCACTTCGAGGAATCGAGTTTAAAACACCGGTGCGCTTATCTTTGCGGTACTTACTGGTTTTCCATCTAATCTTATAAACGTTCTTACGCATCTAAATGCCTCCTTTAAATAAAAAAGGACACCAATCAAGCAGTTGCATGTCGCAACTTACTCAATCAGTGTCCTCCAGTGGGCTGGTAGAACTATTATAAATCTATTTTGTTTGTTATATTACTAATATGTTGATTAACGCTATCTATAGATTTCCTTAGATTTTCTCTAATATTGTCTTCATCAACAATTCCGTCTAAGAATAAATTATTCTTATACATATTTAAGTAGAAAGTAAATCCTGAGAATTCATACTCTAAACCATCATAATCATCTAAAATTTTACTCGGAATAATACTGCTTGACATATCTCTAAGCATTTCATTTGTTTTCTGTAGCAGTTTTTCGTCCCCATCAATTAATAGACGTATATCTGTTCCATTTTCCCAAGATTGATGGAATCTCTCTAAATGTTCTAAAGACAAATCAACCCACCTTTTTGCTTTTCTAAACTCTAATTTAAATATATATTCCTTTTCTTTTTCTTTATATCTAAATTCTTTTCGTAATAAAAGATAGGCCCCTAAAACTCCACCTATTGCAGCTATTATAGTTCCAAATGATTGAACAACAGCATCAGGAGTCACACAAAGCCAAAAACCCTCACATTTTTGTATTTCTACTGGAAATGGTTTCAAAACTCCTCCCCCTCATCAAACTTAACCCTCTTCACTTTCCCCTGATGAGTGATCACTTTTGTCTCTCCATGAGCAGGTAGTTTCGTTAATTTCGCTTTCCCATCACAATATACGACACAAAACGGCTCATTTCCTTCTAAATTTATCAAAATTTGTCTTTTATCCATGTCCACCGGTATCTCTTTAGCTCGCATGAGGCAGACCCCCTATGATATAATTAAATTAAACAATCCTTTCGTTGCCGGGGTCGCCCTGGCATTTTTTTGTTACATAGCTTTTTGTTCTTCTTTCTTTTGCACACACATTTCTGGAAGGTTTGCCCTTACCAGTGATTCAGCAAATGGTGGAGGTACGGAATTTCCGCATTTTGCTACCTGTGCAGATTTCGGTAGTTTATTTCCTTTGTAATCCTCGTCAATAATATAGTCATCAGGAAACCCTTGTGCTGCGAATAATTCATGTGGCTGGAGCATTCGCATTCCTATATCAACGATTTGATAGGGTTTCCCTTTTAAAGTTACTAGCCCAAACCGATCTTTGGTAGTTACTGTGTGAAGTGGCTCATTCAAGGTCTGTCCATCGTCGGTTCCGTAATATTTCATCAAAAATGCCGAAACCAGCTGCGCTTTATTCACCGTTGTTATGGATCTTAGGGGTTCATCAACTTTATGCCCTGTTGAGCATTTGTAATGCTGAGAAATGAATGAAGCAGTTACAAGAGAAAATCGATTAGCTGTACTAACGGTGTGTAAAGGTTCTTTTAGCGTTTGTCCTCTTACCTCTTTTTTAGATGTTTCTGTATAGTAGGTTGATAGAAAAGGGGTAATCAGACAATGTTCCGCTTTGGTTGTTATTGTTGTTAAAGGCTTGTCTAATTTGTATTGCAGTCGATCTCCTCCGAATCCAGTATGTCCAATCCGGACAATGAATGGTTTTGGATTATTTATGACAAACTTTTTTATTCCCCTGGCAATCCTCTTCATGGTGTTTTCGGCTAATGGCCTTTTTCGTTCAAATATAGAAGGGCACGGGATTGACCAATCGATAATTTCAGCAGCTGTTCGCCATGGCTTTAATTTTCCCTGTTTTACCTCTTTGCTTTTCGGATCACCGTGAGTGGGTTTAGGCCAAACAATTGGCTTGCCATCACATCTAGCGACTAAAAACAACCGTTTTCGAATGGTAGGAGCCCCATAATCACAAGCACGCAGCTCTTTCCAATCAACTTTATATCCATGTCTTTTCAATGCATTTACAAACGCTCTAAATGTCTTGCCCTTTTTCTCCGGATCTGGCCGTCCATCTTTTAATGGGCCCCAGGTTTTAAATTCTTCAACATTTTCTAAAATGATTACTCTAGGCTTTACAGTTGCTGCCCATTTCACAGCTACCCAGGCAAGCCCTCTGATGTTTTTATCTACCGGCTTTCCACCTTTGGCCTTGCTAAAATGTTTACAGTCTGGACTGAACCAGCACAAGGCAACCTTTCGACCTTGCACCACCTCTCGAGGGTCTATATCCCAAACAGATTCGCAATAATGCTCAGTATCTGGATGGTTTGCTTTATGCATAGCAATGGCTTCTGGATCATGATTAATGGCTATATCAACATTCAACCCTGTAGCCTGTTCAATGCCTTTACTAGCACCGCCACCTCCAGCAAAATTATCCACGATAATTTCTCGAAACAAGCTGAATTGCAATGTTTTCTCACCTCATTCATAATTCAGTTTCCATGGCGTTTAAAATACTCATCAGCTTCCAATAACAAGCTTCTTCTCCAGTTGCCGGTTCGTGGAGATCTTCTGTTTCAATCTCAAAAAGAGAATTGGTATTCTTTCGAACGATGACTTCCTCTATGTAAAGTTCCTCTCCTGGTTGAAGGTTATTGATTTTTTGATACACAGGATCGCTTTCCAGGCCATAAAATTCATAGATCGTGGTTTGTTCCATCCCCCTCACCTTACCAATGCTTGTTCAGGTTTTTGTAATACTCAAATAATCCTTTCTTTTTTAAATCTTTTACTTTATTCGCTAGGCTCGCTTCCGGTCTACCTAAGGCAAGTGACATAGATTTCATGCCGTCTGATTCATAGTATTTGCAAAGGTATTCCAGTTCGCTTTCCGATAATCGTTTCCCTTTGTTCGGGTGCAGCTGAGGATGATATTTCAAGCGCCCGCTTCCGTCGTACTGCACTTCCATGCCATCACCCTTTTCTTTTAGCTTTTGGCCAATTCCACTTCCTCTTCCTGGATCTGTATTTTAGATCGCATTTCCAGCCAATTCGCTTCTTATTCAGTTCCGCTTTGTTTAGATAATAGGATTTGACCTCGTTCATTCTCATCACTCTCCAATTTCTCATTGAGTGTTTCCCGCCAGCAGTCCTCACATAGGTAATTCAAATACCCAGGGGCATCAGCGCCGGACTCAACACACTTGCCTTTCATCCTTCCCACCGCCTTCAGATTCCTTTTTGAATTTCACATTTTCATAGATTTGCTCCAGCTCAGTTAACGTCAACGTTTCAACGTTCTTTCCATCTGGCGTGTGAAAGTAATCCCAGGCTTGAAGTCTATTGATCAAAATGCGTTTTCTTTCTTCTACCGCTCTTCGCAGTTGATTAGCTTGTGCATTCATATGTTCCACTCCTTGCTCTCTGATATTCCTGATAAGCATCTTCAAAACGATCCAGAAATGCCTCTAAATTAACCTGGCTGATTTTTCGGTATTCCTGACATTCAGCACATTCACATTTGTCCAGTTCAACGACTCCAGGCATGATTTCTATGATCCTAACTCCCCTACCATTGCACATTCCGTTAGCACTCCTCACCTAAACAAAATATCCTGAATCTCTTCGTTTTCCTGCTGGGCTATCAGACTACGTATGCTCTCTTCCGGCATCCACACCGGGAAGGTCATTTTTTCTACCCGGCTACGAACTCGGCCCTGTTGATACCTTTTGTCCAGTTCTTCAATCGTGCTGTTGGATGTGATAATCGTGACCAGGTTTTGATTCAGCCGGTGATCCAGGATGCTGGTGACGACTTCTTCCACCCATTCACTGACTTTTTCCACGCCAAGATCATCAATGACCAGCACTTCGATGTTTTTGACCGCTTCAATGAGTTCAGATGCGTTGACATCACCATTACCGCTGAATGAATTTTTCAATTCATTGAGCAAGTCCACAAAACGAATAAATCGGACATCCGCTTTATACTTTTTAACAAGGGCATTGGCAATGCTGCAGGATAATCGGGTTTTGCCGGACCCTTTCTGATAGCTGTAAAAGTACAAGCCCTTGCCCTGTTCTTTCATCGCTGGATAATTCGCTACAAAATTGGCAGCTACTCGTTTGGCAATCGCCGCTCGTTCCTTTCCCTCGTCTGTTCGGTAAAGATTGATTTCAAAATTATTGATACGTGATTGCCGGTACTCCTGCGGAATCCTGGCGAACTGCAATTTGGCATCAAGGGATTTGTCTTCACGGCATTTGCAGATTCGCATAAATTCCTCATTCGTTTTATGGTCCCGATACCAGATTAACCCCTTGCCATCGCACTTTTTGTAAGGACAGTTGTCAGAAATCGACGTCAATATCTCGTATCGTTCCGTTTGGGATGAGTCCTTTCTCTCTTGCAATTCTTTCAAGTCTTCGAGTCTCTTCTGAAGGTGTGGCCTTTTTTTCAGGAAGTCCGCCATCGCTTCCTGAATGCTTTGCATCGTCAAGATTACCACCCCCTGTTTTCTTGAGTTTCTCCCGTTCCTTCAGCAGATGGATCTGGTGACGTATGTAGGTGTCCACATAGCCGAACGAGTGAATCTTGTCACCTCGGTACTTTGGCTTATACTGATCAAAGCTCGCATGGATCCAGTCAATGACTTTCTGCAGGTCGATGTTTTCTTCTGCGACGTTCTGCGCGGTTGCCCAGATCAGCTGCAGGTCTTTTGGGGACGGGTGCAGACTCTGTTTACGGGTCAAATACACTTCTTCAATTTTTCTAGCAATCTCATCCACTTCGTCTGGTTCATCTGAATTCCCAGATTGTTTCACTTCGCGCGCGTTTTCTTCATCAACATCTAAAGTAGTCTCTGTAGTAATCTCTGTAGTAGTCTTTGTATTTGTCTTACATTCTGTTGTAGGAGGCTCTTGCATTTGAATGTAAGAGGTATTACATTCAGATGTACCACCCTCTTGCATTTGAATGTAATAGGGGTCATCATAAAAGGTAATTTTATCGATGTTTTCCGGAACTGGTTCAACAAAAAGCACATTATTGATTTTGGTACCGTTCTTTTCGATCGTCCGGAATGCCCTTCTGATTAACTGCATGTCTTCCAGCTTGTCCATGGCCAATTTAACCTGGCGTTTAGAAAAGCCATATTGTTGAGCAAAACTCGTATAATCTCGCTGCAGCATGTCCGCTTTAAACTTTTTCCGGACCTCCACGATCTGTCCAGTTGCTTCATCCCGAACCACGGTCGGCCGGTACCAGTAGCAAATTTCTGATAAAATCATAACGGCTGCCACATGTGGCTTTCCGCTGTCAAACGTAATGTGTTTGAACCAATTCACCGGTATGATGTTTCCTGTGAAATTCAGCTTTCCGATCTGATCCACGACTGCATTTCCTGTTTTCACTTACAGATGACCTCCCCTTATGTTTTGGCAAAGAGCAAATGACCCTTCGATGCTTAACAGTTCGTAATGCGGATAACGTACACTTACATACCGCTTCACTTCGTCCATGAATGCGTTGGAATCTTCATCCCTTAACTCTAAAACCCGCTCCGGCAATAATACTTTATAAGGCGTGATCAAAACAATCGCCTACTTTTCACTTAGATTAAAATATGGCATAATAAGTTTGATCGTTTTAGTAGCCCTTTTTGAATGAGCTGACTGATAGCTCATTCTTTTTTATGCCTTCGTTTCAACCGCTCCTAAACGCTCCAGAAGCTCCAGTGCCTCTTCTTTCAAGGCGTCTTTCAGAAAGAACTCTTTGCCATGAATAAGAATGGTCTCTCCTTTGAACACTTCATTCCCCAGCGCGTCAATTCCGTAGATTTCTTTCGACTGTTGACTCATTCCCTAACCTCCCCTCGATTGGTATGGTATATTTGCAACCATATCCTTATAATTACAAAAAAGGTTCTCAGTTCAAAATAACCTTATCGCCTGTTCAGTTCTTCTGAACAGGTATTTTTATATTTGAAATAAACTTTTCAATTAGACTTTTTAATTCAAAAGCGATCTCCTCTGGAACACGATTTTGGTTGATATAATTTAATGTAATTTGTCTTAAATCTTGTGTTGTTTTACCTGCGCTATTAGATATTAATTCTTTTCCAATTTTTTTAGCTTCTGTTTGAGCAAGTTCATTTAATTCTTTTTTCTTTTTCAGATAACCCTCCATCTTATCCCCCCTTTCATATTTCATAATTGAAAAAAATAATGATTAATTCCTGGAAGCCATTCATCTTTTGGCTCATCCCGATATTTTCAGACCCTTAACTTCTTCATGAAGCATTTTTCTTGCTTCCTTAACAATCAAGCCAAAATATGGGCCTCCTTTTCCCCAAGTTAATTCGTATAGCTTTTGATTTACTTCACCATAAGTGGTTGATTCCGACTTCATTTTTTCAAACAACTTAACGGCTTCCTTTTTCACTGCATTTTCTATTGATTTCGTCAGGTCACTATGTTCCATGCTTATACCTCCCTTCTTTTAAACGTGTGCTTAACCGCACCGGCACGCCCAGGAATGGATCTATACGAAAAAGGAGGAATTTGAAACAGAACATGGACAGGGGGAATACGATTCCTGGGCATGACGGCAAGGTTAAACGAAAACCTTGCCTATGATAGTAGTGTTATGCTATATTTTTAATAACCTAATTCACCTATGCTGTCGCTGTTTTATTTGCGGCAGCTTTTTTCATTTCGTTTCCCTCCTTATCTGGATATGTATCCCTTAGCTTTTAACTTTGTGTAATGGTCTTGCCATATTTCTGCCCAGCTGAAGTTATAATCTCTGCATAAAACCGAAAATGTATTGGCTGATGCCGTCATCGCTTCTGCTACTTCCAGCAGGGCTGTTCGTATGTTCTCCCGTTCGTAACCGGACAACGAATCTGGATGATTGACCACATTGATTTTTTTAAGAGCTTCTAGAGCCTCTTCCAGTTCTTCAATCGCTTTTGCTTTTACCGAGCTCCTGTGCAGATCCACGACACCGCCATCGAGTTTAACCGGCCCCCATTTCACGTACTCTGCTGAGGCTTCAAATGCGACGAACGGGTCGCCATGCTTCTCCATGTAGTATTGGGCGATGTGGGGCTGAACTTTTCGTTCACCATTTTCTTGCTTTGTCACAGATTCCCGCGATAAATTGGCTTCCCTTGCAATTTGTAGCTGCGTTTTCCCGGCCGCTTTCCTGGATTGCCTCATGATTTTAGCAACCCGTGTACCCCTTTTCACTTCAACCACTCCCTTTTGTACCTTTGTTTCATATTTCTGTTGATACGCTAGAAGTTGAAGGATTCAAAAGCTTGTCTGCTACACGAATCCCATCTTCCAGTCGGTTCACTTTTTCAAGATATTCCGGGATGCTGAGATCAGATAATTCATGCTTCATTTTGTAATTCTCAATTAATAGAGTTAAGTTGGTTCGATATGCCATATTGAAAGCTTGTCTAAAATTTCGGTAAGCCTGCGGAAAAGACAGGCCATTTTTTGCAGCATACAGGCGAATCATTTTATTCAGCCGCTGGCGTGGATCACCGAGAGTATCAATTTTGTCGATGTTGTCGATTCGGTGATGAGCAGCTGCAGTCTGAGATTCCAGTTTGTTGATCCGCTTTTCATACTGGACCAGCAATTCAGCCTGTTTCAGAATCAGTTCAGCTGCAGATTGTGGCTGCTGGAAAGTCTGTCGTGCTTTCTTTTCCACTTCAATGAAGTATTTGCGTACCGCACGGCCCTGTTCGTTGTTCTGGACCATGGCGATTTCTTTTGCTGTATCAATAATGAGCAAATATTCTTTAGATGGGCGTCCAGGGGTTTTACTCAAAAATGAGTAAAAGTCATCACCTTCGATAAACCCGTAATTCTCAATCATTCGTGTAATCCAATCGTTAAAACGGGTACCAACCATCAATTTCACGTGCAATTCCCTGGCGTTCACCAATTTCTCGCCAGTCTCACTTTCATAAACCGGTACCAGGTCACTGGCAATGGTTTTGATTTGCATGTACTCACTTCCCTTCTTCGTCCAGACAACGTTTAACGGCATTCACGATGTTTTTTAAGGTGGGATTGCCTTTTTCCCACTCGGACTCAAACCATTTTTTTTGCTCTTCCTTCGTCATGTGAGCTAGGTGCGAGTAAATCTTGATCGTCGTGTTTCCTTTTTTCAGCACTTTGGGTTTCACGTCCGAACCCCTCCTTACCACATCTTTATGCGGCCGGGTTTGTCGGACGACCCTAGCAATTTCTGATGTCATGGAGTCACCACCCTTTACTTTAGGTTTTTAAGTTTTCGCCAGGCTTCTTTTTCACTTCTGGCAACAATTTTGATAATGAGTCCCGGATCATTGACACATTCAAACTCGTACTGATAGCCGGTATTTGTGACAGGCTCCCAGTTATTTGGGTCAAGCACAGAACCACCACCTTTGGCAGGATTCCCCTCTCTCCTGTCGAATGGTTGATACAGAAAGGAGGTAATCACATGAAAAAACATTTGTGGGAATTGAATTTGATTGATATTCCTTGTGGTTGGGAAAATACATATCAAGAAGCTTTAAAAAAGTGCCCAAATGGTATGCCTTTACTTATAAAAGGAACCAAGTTTTTATATCACCCAGTGAAATACAGACAAATATTACTTGATACATTTTCAAAATCTAAAGAAGCATGCAATGAGATTACGAAAAATGAATGTCTAAATCAGAAACAGCAATCCAACCTTTTAGAACATGACATCATTTTGTTTAACGTTTTGTTCGACTGGTGCCAGGATAGCTATTCCTTAGAAAAACCTTTTTTCGATATCAGCAAACTTAAAGAAAAACACGCGTTTAAAAATGTTGCTATTTACTTTGCAGAAGATGATGATCCATACAACCCAATTACTCAGTATTATCATTTGAAGTATTATCGAGTAAATAACGCGATAGCAGAATGATGACACCTTTATACTGAACCGGTACTCTTTTGTGATACCCGTGATAGATCTGTCCTCTCAGTCGATAAAACATTCTGTCGCTGCATCCTAGAATTTCAGTTAACTCATGTGCAGGAAGAGTAAGAATGAGTTCCTCGAATTTACGGACAAGTTCTTGCTCTATCTCTGTCATCTGCTCACCACCTATAGTAGGATTTTCCTCTTTCCTGTCGAATGGTAGATACAGGAAAGGGGGTGTGGAGTATGTCAAACCAACATGAGGTCACAAAAGACATCCTATTAAAAGTAATAGATAGTGGTTATATTCCAAAGTCTACTGCTACTGCCTCTGGTGCTGAGGATGCATTAAGAAAAAACCTTGAAAGAATCACTATCGCTTACAAAGAGATTTTCAAAGCAGTTAACGATCCATTGGAGTAACTACAAAGCGTTTTTTGTTCCTAACGCAACTTTAATGAGCTCAGCAAGAGCCTCCATCTCTTCTGGGCTCGCTCCATTTTCTGAATATCCTTTAATTAACTGCGCAATGAGATCGACTAACGCATCATGAATCCTTTGCTTTTGCTCATTCATTTTTATATCACCTCTTTTTAAATAAATTCGTGTTTTTTCAGAAATTCCATTAAATCTTGAACAGCATCGTCTTTGGTGTATTTCGGGTCATCTTGAAGGTTAAAAGCAACTGCCAGGATTTCCGATGCTATCTCAGACCTCTCCAGTAGTTCTGAGATGTCTGTTGACAGATTAGATCACCTCCTTTTTGTTTTTGTGTCGCTTTTCGCTACATTCCTCATTAAAAAAAATAGTCCAGTTAAAACCTAAGACTTCACCTATTCTTTTAGCGACACTCACACTAGGTCTTCTTTGACCCAGTTCAATTTGAGTATAATAAGCCCTTTTTATCCCAGTTAGATTTGCAACTTGTTCTTGTGTGTAACCTATATTATTCCTTTTGTCTTGTAACCACTCTCGTTGCATAGTTTCACCACCTTTTTGTTGCGATTTGCGACCTGTTAGTTAGGATTATACTGTAGCATAACGCTACTGTCAATACTATTTTGTACTTTTGCGCTACATTTATTTTTTGTAGCTGTTTGCTACAGTATAATGAATATACAATGTCCTGAAGGATGATATTAATGATCGGTGATAAGCTAAGAAAATTGAGGAATGAGTATAAATTAACCCAAACAGAACTTGCATCTAAGCTAGGAATATCTCGAGGTACTTATGCTCATTACGAAATCAATAAACGGCAGCCAGATTATGCAACATTAAAAAAAATTGCCGACTATTTCAATGTTTCAGTCGACTATTTATTAGGGCGCACAGATGACCCAAATCCCTGGGTTAGTAAAGAGAGTGGACCTGAAGATGAATTTGATCCAATTCGGGAAATCAATAAGCTGCTCAAAAAGTATGGCATTGAAAGCTCAGGGTTTTTCGATATAGAACAGTGGAAGGCCATGGGACCTGAGGACATAGAAAAGGTGGAAAGTTACTTTAAGTATATAGCTGAAGAGGCAAAGAAACGAAATCAGCAGGATGATGCTGATTTTAAAAAAAAATCCTAATAATTAAAATTATCTATAATTCATCATCTGAAATTAGGTGAAAATCATGATTGTGATGTTAAGCAAATTAAAACATATATTGTTAAAAGCGCACCTTTAGCAGGTGCGCTTTTTATATGTCGATATTTGTCGACAATATTTTACATTTTTGCTAAGGAGGATGATTATGGAGCAATTTTTGGAAAGAATGAAGTCCTTATCAAAACGGCTGGAAGAGGTAAAGGATACAATTGTCACTGAAGAGGCAACTAAGACCTCAATTGTCATGCCCTTTTTTCAAATCTTAGGATATGATGTTTTTAATCCTGCTGAGTTTATTCCTGAGTACACTGCAGATGTCGGTATCAAAAAAGGAGAAAAAGTGGACTATGCCATTATGTCAGATGGTGATCCAGTAATTTTAATCGAAGTAAAAGCTATTAATGAAAAGCTTGAAAGACACGACTCACAATTATTTCGATATTTTGGGACAACCCCTGCTAAATTCGCTATCTTAACAAACGGCATAACTTATCGTTTCTACACAGATTTAGAGGAACAAAACAAGATGGATTCTTCCCCATTTTTCGAATTTAATCTACTAGACTTGAAGGATTCTCATCTTCAAGAGTTGGCGAAGTTTAAGAAAGATAGTTTTGATCTTGAAAAAATCTTTAATACAGCTTCTGAACTTAAGTATACAAGCAAAATTAAATCGCTTTTCTATGAATTCTGGGAAAACCCTTCAGAAGACTTTGTCGCCTTCGTTCTTGCAAATGTTTACCCTGGAAGAAGAACACGAAATGTTATTGAGGAATTTACCCCGCTGGTTAAAAAATCGTTTAAACAGTTTATCAATGAACTTGTAAATGAAAAATTACAGGCTGCTCTTAATTCCACTTCAACCAATGATGAGGAAGAAACTGACAAGCCTCAGGAAAATGATGAGCCAGAAGTTATAACTACTGAGGAAGAAATACAGGGGTACGCAATTTCTAAACTTATTCTTTCCGAAGTCGTCGATGAAGATAGAGTCTTTTATCGTGACAACAAAAGCTACTTTAACATTTTGCTAGATGACAACATTAGAAAATGGGTTTGCCGTTTATTTTTAAACAACACAAACAATAAGAGTATTCAATTTAATGATGAAGATCGCACCTCTTATCCGATTGAAAAAGTATCTGATATAGCAAAGTATAAAACTAAGTACCATGAGGTGGTAAAAAATTTAATTTAATCAATGTATAAGTGAACAATTGATATCTAACATCTATTTTTTTAGAGAGGAATGACTTAGATATGAGCTATTTTATGACAGCTCCAGCATTTATAGAGGGTAATAAATTATTAAGAGAACCTCAAGTTGAAGCCTACAGAGCAATTTACGAGCATTTTATAACAAAACAATCTAATGAAGATGCTTTAGTAGTTTTACCTACAGGTACAGGCAAAACTGGATTAATGGCAATCTCACCTTTTGGAATTTCACGCGGACGTGTTCTAATTATAACACCTCAAACTGTTGTTAGAGACTCCGTATTAGGGTCACTAGACTCTGCTGACCCAAAAAATTTTTGGATTACAACAAAAGTTTTTAATGATTATGCAGAACTTCCTAGTATCATTGAATATAACAGTAAACTAACTAATGGAGTTCTAAATCAATCTGATATTGTTGTGCTTAACTACCATTGGTTACAAGAGAGATTCGATTCATCTCTTTTAAAACGTGTACCTCCTGAATTATTTGATTTTATTATAATTGATGAAGCACATCACTCAGAGGCTAGAACTTGGCAAAGGGCTCTTGAATATTTCAGTAATGCAAAAGTCCTAAAAGTTACAGGGACACCATTTAGAAGTGATGGACAAAGAATTAAAGGTGAAGAAATTTATTCATATAGTTTAGCTAGAGCAATGGAAAAAGGATATGTAAAAAGCTTAGAAAAATTTGAACATATTCCTGATCAAATGTATTTTACTATCGATCATAATGATGAAAAATACTATTCTCTAGAGGAAATAAGAGAAATGAACCTTAAAGAGGAAGATTGGATAAATCGTTCCGTTGCTCTTTCTAAACATAGTAATGAAAAAATTGCTGAATTTTCAATCCAACATTTAGAAGACAAGAAAAAAATCTCTGATAAACCACATAAGATAATTGCCGTTGCCTGCAGCATTAAGCACGCTGAACAAATTAAAGAGATTTATGAAAAAATGGGCTATAAATCCGCAATTGTACATAGTAAAATGGAGAAAAACGAACAAGAAAAAGAATTAAGTAAAATAGAAAATCATGAAGTTGATGTTGTCATAAATGTATCGATGCTTGGCGAAGGTTTCGACCACAAATATTTGTCAATTGCTGCAATATATAGGCCTTTTAAAACATTGTTACCTTATGCCCAATTCGTAGGAAGAGTTTTAAGATCAATTGAAAATGAAGATGGAACATATAATGAAGAAGATAATATTGCTTCGGTAATTCATCATTCAGAACTTGGTTTAGAAAAGCTGTGGGAGTACTATAAAAAGGAAAAAAAGAAAAGGGATGCTATCAGAAAAATCAAGAAGGATTTAGAACCTATAGATCCTAAAGGACCAAAAGATATAAGTTATGGTAATGCAGAAGAATCAGAAGAGTCAAAAATTGAAAAGGATGCCTTTATAGAAACTGAACTTTTAAAAGCTAGAAAACAAAGAATACAAGAAGAAAATGAAAAAATACAATTGTTACAGAAATCATTAAACGTCACCGAAGAGGTTGCTAGAGATCTTTACAGGCAATCTTTAAAAAGTCGAGATAAACAGAAGTTTTTACGACCGGATAAACATTATTTTCGTACAAGAAAAGACTTTGATAATTTAATTAGATATGATATTATTCCGTCAATAGTAGCTGATTTTGATTTAGAAATAGATGGTACTGAACTAATTGAAAATAAATTTGTATTACCAAGAAAATATCAATATCTCTACAAGGCATCTAAAAACAATGGAGCTCTATTAGGAAATTATTTTAATTTATCATTAAAACACCAAATTGGTGATAAAAGAGATAACTGGGAAATTGAAGACTTTGAAACAGCAGTAAATATTGCTAAAGATTTAGAAAAACATATAAGGTCCGTTTTGAAAGCCAAATTATAGGAGGTGGTTTTAAGTGCAGAAATTAATAAAAAAATTATACGACGAATTGTACTCCCCTAAATTAACACCAGAAGAACTATTAAACAACATAAAACATGATAATTACATATCAGTTAATTTTTCTAGAGAAGATGGTAAAATAATAGGAATAACAAAATGTTACTTAAAAAATGGTCTTTTAGCAGAATATAAATATGTTTTTGATAATGAAAAAAAACTAATTAAACTTTCTTCAAACATCTGTGGCGAAGAAGAAATCATATATGATCGAGATACTGCTATTAAAAAAATTTATAAAGAGATAAAATTGAAAAAATCATCATTAGAAAAAGCTATTTAATTAGTCATAATGCATCTTCATGAAATGAAGGTGTATTTTTTTATATTGCCAAAAGGAACATATGTTCTTATAATATTCATAAACAGATTTAGGGGGGATTACATGTATTTTCCACAGTACATAACCACTGCACTGGAGGATTGGGTAACAAATCTTTATAAACGGTTAGGGATTTATGATCCTGGAGAATTAAAAGTGTCTAGAATTTGCCGGTACTTTGAAATTTTTCTCAAAAGAAAAGAGATGCCTTCCCGCTTCGACATTATTGGTCGTTATAAAGCCATCACCGTAGATTCCCGTTTGACAGTCCAGAAACAACGGGAGCAATTTTTTCATGAGCTCTGCCACGTCCTTCGTCATGTCGGCAACCAATCTATGATGCCTGAAGCATTACGGGAACTCCAGGAACGGGATGCCAGGCATTTTACACGCTATGCAGCATTACCCTTCCATATGATCAGACGTTACGACCTCTCAGATCCGGACATCCTTCGAATACTTGCCGATGATTTTCGTGTTTCAGAATCCATTGTTCTTGAGCGTTTGCTGCAAATCGAAAGACGTTCCAGGGAATTTTGTACCATGCAAGTGGCCGAAAAAGATATACCATTTAAATAGAGCGCATATAGTGTCTAGTAGAAGGTGATGCCATGTACCGTTTAGAAAATCTGGATGTGTTTATATACTTGCGAAAAAGCCGTAAAGACATTGAGGAGGAGCAAAAAGCCATTCAGGAAGGCCGGCCCTTCGATACCCTGGAACGTCATCGCAATCGGTTGCTGGATATCGCAAAACGGGAAAACCATAACATCTTAAATATTTACGAAGAAGTCGTATCTGGTGAATTTATATCGGAACGCCCTATGATTCAAAAGTTGCTTCGTGAACTTGAAACAGGGATTGCTGATGCTGTCCTGGTCGTCGATATCGACCGCCTGGGCCGCGGAGATATGCTCGATTCTGGTATCCTGGATCGGGCTTTTCGCTATTCTGGAACGAAGATCATTACACCGTCTGAAATCTATGATCCGGAGTCAGAAGAATGGGAGCTCGTCTTCGGTGTTAAATCCCTCATGGCCCGCCAGGAACTGAAGGGAATAACCCGGCGTCTGCAGAATGGCCGGATTGATTCAGCGAAAGAAGGTAAATCGATTACGAAAAAACCTCCATATGGATATAAACGAGATGAGAATCTGAAGTTATATCCAGACCCTGACACCAGCTGGGTGGTGAAGAAGATTTTTGAAATGATAGCAAACGGTAAAGGAAGGCAGGCAGCTGCCCAGGAACTAGACCGTTTGGGAGTAAAACCACCTGAATCCGATCTATGGAGCCCTTATACTGTCTCGGCTATCGTGAAGAATGAAGTCTATCTTGGCCATATCGTTTGGGGAAAAACCAAGTACACCAAACGGAACGGAAAGTATGTAAAAAAAAGAATGCCTAAAGAAAAATGGCAAATATGCGAAAATGCCCATGAACCTATTGTTTCTGAAGAAATATTTCATGCGGCTAACCAGGCGTTAAAAGACAGGCATCGGGCACCCGTAAAGTCCAGCCACACCCTGTCCAATCCTCTGGCCGGTATAGTGCGCTGTGAAATATGTGGCCGGTCACTGATCTATACTCCCATGAAAGACCGGTCTGACCGACTCAGATGCCCCAATCATGCCTGCAAAGGAAAACAAAAAGGAGTCATCTTTGAATTAGTTGAGGAAAAAGTGATGGACGGATTGCATGAAATCGTGGACTCTTTTGAAATCAAAGAAAAAATGATGGAGCATAAAGTGCAGCACGAAAATGTAATTTCCCTGAAACAGAAAGCCCTGGACAAGAAAAGGAAGGAGCTTGATCAATTAAACAAACAAAAGAATAATTTACATGACCTTTTAGAACAGGGAATCTATGATATCGAAACCTTCATGGACCGGCAAAACATTATCACTGCCCGATTGAAGAAAATCAAAAAAGAAATGGATCTCTTGAAGAGTGAAATTATAGAGGAAGAAGAAAGACATAAAAAGCGTGACCACATCATTCCCCGAATACGAAAAGTCCTGGAAATCTATCATCATATTGAATCAGCAGAACGAAAAAACTCTCTCTTAAAATCCGTCATTGAAAGGGTCGATTTTATCCGTAAACCCGAATGGAAGAAAAAAGATCAGTTTGAAATCAGAATTTATCCAAAAATATAGCCGGTTATCCTTGATATCATCGGCTTTTTGAATGGTGATATCCTGGTTAGTTGTACTGGTTCACTTCCCCGTAAGCGAACATGTTGGAGTAATTCATTAATTCATTGACAAGTTTTACACAGTTTTTGTTGTCGGATGTGAGATTGTCGCCGTCAGAAAAGTGGATCGGATAAATATTATATCTAGATGGGGAATATTTTTGACCGATCAGCTCCAGTGCTTTACGGTAAGCCGATGAGCAGATCGTCCCTCCGCTTTCTCCTTTTGAGAAAAATTCATCTTCTGTAACAATTTTTGCTTCAGTATGGTGGGCGATAAATTCAATATCTACCGTTTCATACTTTTGCCGCAAAAATCTAGTCGTCCAGAAGAAAAAACTTCTTGCCATGTATTTTTCCCACAATCCCATAGATCCTGACGTATCCATCATGGCAAGCACTACTGCTTTTGAATCGGGCTTTTGAACGTCTTCCCAGGTTTTAAAGCGCAAATCATCGGGATAGATGGGCTGAAAAGATGTTTTCCCATCTTTGGCGTTTCTTCTTAATGCTTCGATAAGGGTACGCCTTTTATCAATGTTTCCGGTTAATCCTGTTTTTCTTAGGTCTTTAAACTCTGGCTCCACATGAACAATTTGATCCTTCTCTTTGCTTTCTAAATTCGGGAGTTCTAAATGCTGAAAAAACTCTTCCTCAAGCTCGGCAAAGGAGACTTCCGTTTCATAGTAGTCCTGGCCTGGTTGATCGCCTGCCTGATTTTCTCCTCCCTGACCCTTTTTCTGCTGATCTCCGTCTTTTGCCACCACATCCCCTATTTGACTGTCTCCGTCTCCCTGGCCTACATGTTTATTTTTATCATAGTTGTAGCGGATCTTATATTCATTAAGGGAACGAACAGGAATCTTAATCACATCTTTACCATTAGACATGATAATGCTCTCTTCTGATATCAATTCTGGCAATTTCTTTTTTATGGCTTCTTTCACTTTTTCTTTGTGACGTTTCTGATCTTCATGTCCTTTCTTGTGGAGGGACCAGTCTTCTTCCGAAATGACAAACATCTTATGATTACCCAA